CCTGTTAACCGTCTGCAGCTTGCAAGACAAAAGCAGATTGTCCAATCTGCTATTTTCTTCGAATGCGGGGCGGATATTGCTATTGAATTTACAAGTGAAAATGAAATGGAAAATGAGTTCTTTGACCTTATCAAAAAGGTTTGGGACGATAATAAGCTATCCTTTAGAAATGAGGATATTGTGGAAAGACGTATGGTTGAAACCCATTGTGCGGAGCTTTGGTATGATTATCCGGATGAAAAATACTGGGAAGGGACACTATTAGAAGGTAGTACGCGTCGTCCTGGCATGATGTTGCTTTGTAAAGAGAATGGAGACGATATTTACGCAATTTGGGATGAACATGACGACTTTATCGGTCTTGGTCGCAAATATTCATCAGAAGACCCTATTACCGATATTAAAACGCTCCATTTTGAGCTTTATACAGCTGATTCTATTATTCTTGGCAAACAGGCTAATGGCGGTCAATGGGAGGTTGATACAAAAGAAGGTTACAAGTTTGTTTCTATCGTTTACCATAGCCAAAAACGTCCAGAATGGGCCGACGTACAACCGCTTTCTGATCGTGAGGAGAATAACTTATCTAATCTATCTGATACAAACGATTATTATGGCGATCCTGCCATGGTTGTCGAAGGTGAAGCCGATAGTCTTCCTTCTAAAGGAGAAGTTGCCAAAGTTATCCAGGTTAAAGGTGAAAACGGCGGCCGAGGTAGTATATCTTTCGCCCAGCCAGAATCAATGGTTGAATCTAAGACCCTTGAATTTGATCGGATCAAGCAGGAGCAATTCGACATCACCAACACTCCGGATATTGGTTTCAATACCATGTCTAAGCTTATGAGTAACGGTACCAGTGGTATTGCCTTACGCCTCCTATTTATGGGGCCTCAGATGAAGGGTAATAAATCTCAAAAGCGTTTCAAGGAAATGGTCATTCGTAGATTGAACGTGATCAAAAAGATGTTAATCGAGTTCAGTCCAGATGAATTGGCCGATATGATAAACATCCGTCCAAACGTAAAGTTTAAGGACGCTCTGCCAGTTGATAAAGGCGAAGTAATCGGAAATATTACCAAACAAGTTGCCGCAAAGCTAATGAGCCGTAAAACAGCCATGACCTTATTAGGCGAGGTTGCCGACGTTGATGCTGAAATGGCTCAGATCCTGGAAGAGTCTAAACAGGATTTAGAGCTATCTAATGGTCGTGTCGAAAAAAATATATCATAATTTTATAAATGATATATAGTTTTATTTGCATATATGAAATATTCTTTTTACCTTTGGTGTATCGAAAGTAACACATAATAAATACATAGTCATGAATAAGATCATTGTAACATTATCGGACATAAAAGCAATAAAATCATTGGTTGACGCTAACCAAAAGCTTAAAGATGATAACTATACCGCTGGTGATTATTGTTATGGTTATAACGGAAAAGAAGAGCTTATTGAAGCTAACGAAGAAAGGATAATCAATAACGTTAAAATTATTATGGACCTTTTAGACGTTTCCTATTGTGTTGTAATGGATATGGTTTGGGATTTCGATCGTGCCAAATTCATTTTGGCTGATTTTTATAAAACAGCTGCATAGCCCAAATAGCGAGAAGCAAACGATACGTAATCGGTTTGGGTAAGATATTAAAACGACTGTTCCTGAAACATGGTGAGTGAATCAAAACACGATAAGGCGACCGTAAATGCTCGGTCAAGGGTGACCACATCATCCTCTTAGCCTGCGACAGTCGTTTTTCTTTGAAATCTAAAGTGCTGGCATACCACAACGTGAAGAACGTTCTGATGTAAGATCTGGGCTAGGCGGCGAGCCTTCCAGTATTCAGCTTTGAAATCTGTAAAGTATGCCAACCTGCTGCATTGGACAAGGGGTTAAGTCGCTAGCCTTTCACGCTAGAGATCAAGGGTTCAAATCCCTTATGCAGTACAACGCAAATAGGATGCTTGATTACTGAAAGTAGGTAATAATTGATTCTATCTGACGATATACGGAAAGACGTAGGTGGCATGGTAAAAGGGCGATTATGGTAGATAGATTACTACTGAGGATAAGTTGACGGCTCGGAAAGACGAGCAATGGTCTATTGGCTCAGTTGGTTAGAGTGCTCGGTTGTCAGCCGAGAGATCACGGGTTCGAATCCCGTATAGACCGCGAAAGATTGTTCTTTGAAAATATAACCATCTGCTTGAAAATAGACATAAGGGCGTAAAGAACATAAGAACCACTCCTTAAAGCTACTCAAGCTGTTGTTTATTGAATAGATATTACTCATTCAGGAAGGCTCCTTGTAACAGTTGGATGTATTTAATACTGGAGCACCAACGATATTCCATTGAGCGTGGACAGATGGTTTAAAAAAATAAAGCAAGGTGGCGGAATAAGAGGACGCTGTAAATCGGTAGGAAGTCAGGGCAGCAAACGTACCGTAAAGACCCTTTAACAAGCAGCTGTGTAGTTGAAGGATGTAAGAATCGAATCTTACCCTTGCTTTGAAAGATGTTTTCATTAAATCTCCCATTTATTGGGAAAAGCCCACTTACAGCCGTGAGGTTGGATCGTGGGAACCTGGGGCGGTGGCGGAATGGTAAGCGCTAGGCCGAAAGCTGAGTTTTGCAGGTTCGATTCCTGCTCGCTCCACTGATAGTGCCTCCGTAGTGGGCAACTAAGAATACTGAACTGCTGACAGCCTGGAAAGACAGGCTTTGTTTAGTCTTTTCATAAAATAGGTTAATATATGGCTAACCGAGGGGATCGCCCGGTCCCCTTCGGTTTTTTGAAAGAAAGAATTAAAAAACAGTATTCCCCACGGGCTGGGGTGAGTAAATAATGAAACAAAAAGGGGGGAATAAATGCTTTCCCAAGGGCGCACGGGTTTTGTACAATTTGTCCCACTTCATCGTCCTTTTTACCTGCGATACTGTTTTTTGGGGAAGTAGCTCAGTTGGTAGAGCGTCCGATTGTTAATCGGTTGGTCAATGGTTCGAGTCCATTCTTCCCCGCTCCTTTTCATATTTAGGTTTATAATTGGTTATTATCCGCGGGATTCTCCCAGCTTCTCGCGGATCTTTTTTAAACCTCTTATGGAATAAAATTTTGAATCAATTAAGTATAAACGATATGGAATTAATTAAAGAAACCTTGGGAATCTTTGCAATGGTATATTCAATAGTCGCTATTGCAATTAATTTGGCTTCAATGGCCATGCATAAGGATTTAATAGCAGACTGCTTGGGTGACTGCAAAATTATCTTTGAAAAGATCATTTTCATTTTAATACATGTCTTCCTGGGCAGCTTTTTAATAAATTTCTGTCATAAGATAAAATAGAGATGGAAGCAAACGAGCTTAGAATAGGGAATATTATTACTGATGAACATTGGGATACTTGTAAAACAATAATTCGAGTAGATTCAATAAATAAAGACGGAATTGATTTAGAAGTTCAGGATGACGGCAACTGGAGTGAGTTGGCACAGCATTTTATAGCTCCATACTATCGATTAGAAGCATTAAGGGGTATACCTTTAAACAAAGAAACTATGCCGTTTTGTAAGTTAGGAGGATTATGGAAGCTTGAAGCTGACTTTGTACATGGTGAAATAGTGGGATACGGTCTTTTTATTAAAGGATTAGATTGGATTCGGACAAATCAGAACAGCGTTAAATACATTCATCAACTGCAAAACTTATTTTTTGGAATTACGGGGCATGAATTGGAGGTAACTTTATGAGAAAGATTTTGATAGTAGGTTCTAGTATGGGCATGAACGGTTGCCAGCTAATTCGACTACAGGACGCTTCCATTATTTTAAATGTGGCTGCACTTGATTTATTACATGCTGTTGAAAAGGTTAAAAGTGATGTGGAGGTTAGTGCATTTAAAGAAATGACCAATTTGATATCGGTGGCAGGTTATGCCGAATCTGATTTAAAACTGCCAATCAAAGAAAAGAAGCCCAAATATATTCGTCAACAACATAAACTTGCCCAAAGGCACTATAGGAGGAAATAGGTATGAATTTTTATTGTCAAAAGATTTGTGGTGAGGAAGATTTTTCCATTGAAGAGTGGAATAAAGTTAGTAAGGATTTGGATAAGACTAACTTATCAGAAAAAGAGAAACAATATATTCTCTTCCCTCCTAAATGTGATAAACAATGTTTCGACTGTTTAGCATTGGTTGGTGAAAGACAGTTGAAAACAAAACAATTATTGAAATCATGAGTACTAAACCTAAAAGCCCCGCTGAAGGTGCTATATTGACAAGATTGTCAAATAACCTCAAATCCTTCCGTAAGAAGAAAGATTTAAGCCAAAACGATCTATCTATCCAATTGGGAATAAAAAGGGCTACACTGGCAGCTTATGAAGAATGTCGGGCCTTTCCACGCCCTATGATCTTATGTAAGATTTCAAATGTCTTGGATACTTCACTTGACTTGTTGATCAAAGGCAAAGGAGTCGACAAACCTGTGATAACGGTCAACTTTCGAGAACACCGTGGTACCTTCAAGGAGAGTATGGCTACAATGACCCAAGTATCCAGCAAAAAGGAAATATTGAACATCGCATTGAAGTCCGGTGCGATCCTAGCGCTAAGAGGAGCAAAAGTTAAATTCCAGGAAGAAGGATTTGACGCTCGGTTAGGAGCCATCGTCTACAGGGCCATAATTACGGAAAGCTATCAAAGCTATGGCTTTATCTTTGGTTATACAGACGGAGTATTTGACGATTAATTGTATATCAATTTAAAGAAAAAGGCGCAAAAAGCGCCTTAATATTGTTATGCAATATTGAGCGCTGGATTAGTAGAGTCATGGACTAGCCTAAAGTTTTTAAAATCGACAGCACCTAAATCGTAAACACAAATTTGAATTACAAGGTTTAGTTTCAACGTAACTATAGTCCTTTTTTCGTCAAATTTTAGTTCTTTCGTTTCATCCGGATCCTGTACGTAGTAAACAAATGCATCAGTACTTTCAACTTTACAAGATGGATATTTGAATATCCCAGCTTTTCTTAAAAAGTCTATTACATGCCCTACAGTAGTCTCTCGTGAAATAAGACCTTCATCGACTAATTGATGAAATAATGTATTTAGCTCGTCCCTATGAGGTACACTCCCTACTAAATCAAAACAGGTATTCTCATCAATAAAGCATTCTGCTTGAAATATTATGTAATCTTTTCTAATTCGATTTTGACCCCAATAATGGGCAGCTTTTATTGATTCCTCCCAAAAATAATAACCTGGAGATAGCCAAGCATCATCTTTATCGCAGAGAATTGGTCCATTTTCAGCGATAAACTCGTTATTATTCTTGAATGTGAGTGTGTGATAAACGTTTTTTACCATTACAAACTAATCTATTTCCGTACTATTTTTTCTTAAAGGTTCTTCCAAACTAGATAAATTTAAAGTAGGTAGAACTAAAGGGCGATTATTTGATTGTACAGTAATTATACTGATGTACGCTCTAATGTACGGGAATAGTAAAGCAATACTATTTCTAAAAAAATACGTAGGAACCTCGGCCAAGTTGGAAACATTTTTAAATTTGAATGTTCCGACACAATCAACTGTGACAAAAGGAGTCTCAAATCCAGTACTTAATCCACTGAAAGTAAATTTTAACTCGTATTCTGATGAAGATTTTTTAAATGTGCCTGACACGGCAAAGGATATTTCTAATTCTTCCTCGTTGTGGTAAGAAAAATCTAATATGGTTTTAGTGAACGTATAGTTCGAAATTTTGAAAGAAGCTTGTTCCATTATGATTTAAATAAAAAAGGTCCGAATATGAATTCGAACCTAAGTTATCGTTAATCTTTAATCTTTCAAAATTAATTGTCTCTGGTTTTACTTTTACTTGATATCCATATCTTACAAGGAAATCAGTAGCTTTTAGTCCTCCGTTATCTAAGTAGTTGCCAGAAGACCATATTTCCGCTATTTCTTCTTTGGACTTAGAAGCAAGGAAATTCTTTAGACTCTCTAACATTGTGCTCATAATCGTTTTTGTTCATTTTGCATTTGTAGATATACTAGTTTAATTTGCTAAGGACTAATTAGTATATTCTACAATTATGATTTTGTATTTCTTTGTATTGTTAGAACAAACGTAATCAGATAAAGTTTAACTTCCAAACGATATGTTGATGTAGTTAACGTTGTTGGTATTGTTAAAATTGGTCTTGTTGTTAATGATGTTAATAGTGTTAGTGCTGTTAATTTTGTTCGTGTTGATATGTTTAAGCTCCTTAGCGAGACTTTCTCCATATAAATAATAGAATGGTTCATTCATCCACTAAAATTTTGTCCTGAGTCAAAATTTTGTATCAAATATTTTTTATATTTTTTTTATAAATCGTTTATATTGTTACAAAGTGTAACAACGGTTTGTCATAAAACAACGTAAAATTCATACATATTTGTTCACATTTACAGGATTTTCTGTAATTATGGTGCCTTTCTTTCCACATCGAAGCCTGTGTCCTTGCGTATTCAAAAAATTATTCATAGACAAAATTTTCAAAAATCGTCTTAGGAAATTATGGCGCAAATCATTGGGCATTAAATATGTCTCCCTTTTTAATTAAGTTTGTTGTAAAATGAATTATTATGAAAAGATTGATTTACATATTTTTTGCTTTAGCTACTGTTGGAACACTACATGCCCAAGATTACGGACGTAATTTGGGAGCGGTTAGCGTAACCTATAATGGGTCCGGAAGTAAAACATTCAAATACGCTGATGACCTTGTAGAGCTTTCTATACCAAAAGAAAGCATATCGGAAATAACTGTCCAGGCAAAGAATGTATCTAGCTCCCCTATCTATTTCAATTGGTCTGAGAGTTATTTTGTGCTCAACGAGGAAACTGTTCCCGTCGTTGATAACGCCGCCGGTAGTGCCGCCGCTTTTGGATTGGCTACCAAGGAAGTTAATTCAGTTGCTCCCAACGCTAAAATTGCGAATGGATCGAAGGTTGACCTAAAAATCGGGTCCAAAAAAGGTATGTTCTGGGACTATCGCGATGCTAACAATTATTTCAAACAAAATGGCAAGCCACGGGAGGATAAACTTGTCCTGGTATTTGAACAGGATGGAAAGAAACTAGAAAAGACGATACCGATCCAAGTCTATACGAGTAAGATCGTCAAACAGTTAAAAAAATAACAAAAGGCCCTCCCCTACGAGGGCTTTCTTTTTATCCTATATTTCTTCATTACAAATCGAACAGGAAAATATTTTCTATTATTCATTCATACTCAAATAATCGTCGCGAAAAATTGTATGTGAGACCTTTGTGTTAACTCAGAAAAAACACAAAAAAGTAACGCATGAATATTCAAGAGCGAGTTTTAACGGCTTTGAAACCCTTGGTTGCAAGTAAGGGGTTCGGAGCAACGACAGTAGAAGGGTTGGCTACAAACCTCAGCGCAAGCCTGTCAGAAGAAAGCACGGACGAGGATATCACAACGGCCATCAATGGTGCTATGCCTTATTTCAACATTATGCAATCGGAAAACACCCGATATGTAAATGAATATAAGAAAAAGAACCCAACGCCTGCGAATCCAACTCCTGCGCCACAACCAACTAATCCAAATCCTACAAATACTGAGCCCGCGCCAAATAGTGTTGAAGCGAAGCTTGCGGAGTTGGAAAATAATTACAAAAAGCTTTTGGAGCAAAACCAGTCTCTTTCATTGAAAGAGAAGTGGAACAAGCTAGCTGAAGCAAACGGGATCAATAACGAGACTCTTATCTCAAAATGGCAACCATCCAAAGAAGAAGACTTTGACAGCGCAATGGAGGAGTTGAAAGCTTTTAGCACGGAATTCGTGAAAAAGGCAGCAAACGAGAAATCGCCTGGCAGACCTGGAAGCGGAACGCCTGCAGATCCTGATCCTAAAAAACCTAAAGAGCTTACCTCAAATGGTAAGGCTGCTCTAGACGGTTTTAAAAAATCGCAAGAACGCCATGCGAAAAAGGCGTAGTAATTTAAATTTTTAAACAATGAACATTCGTAGAGAGTCATACAACTCGGAGCCACCAGTGTTTCAACACGACAAAACTCTTCAGTTATTAACTGGAGGTTTCGTATTGAACGTGACAGGTTTTCCAAATGGTGCAATCATCCGAATGGGAACAGCCATTTTAGTTGATGAATTAGCGCGCACCGCTACTCCTGTTAAATCAGCAACATTGACTAAAGCTGTGGTTACTGCAGATACTTCTATCGAAGTAGCAAAGGGACACTTCTTAGTTGTTGGAGATAAATTGAATGGTAAAACTATCTCAGATATCGTTACCACCGATCCAACACATGACGTTATCACTTTAGCTGCCGGATATGGTAAAGCAGAAGCTAACGGAGCTGTTATCGGATCAGGTGATGGTAATGCCTTGCTTTATAACTCAATCAAAGTTATTACAGGTAATACCCATCCTGTTGATGCTGTAGTCGGAGGTTTGGTTTATGCTCGTCGTATTGGATTTATTTCCGCGACTACTAAGAGTAATTTGCCAAACGTTATTTTTTCACAAACTAAATAATTGAGGGGATGGAATTACAAAGATCAGCTCTATTAGCATTTTTGGCGAATGAGGGTATCACGCCAGAAGTAATGTTGGAAGCAGCGGAAGCTCGTTTTGCTCCTTTATTCTACCCTCGATTTTTCCGCACGTTAGACCCAACAGTTTCACTGGAATATGAGACAATCATTAGCAATGAGACTTTGGAAGCAATGGCCACCGTGGGATCACGTGAAAGTGAATACCCTTTACATTCGAGGGGAGGTCTTGAGAAACTAAAAGGCGAGGTCCCTCCTATTTTCTTGAGACGTAAGTTAAACGCGCAAGAACGTCGTAACCTGGAAATTCTATTGGGGTCAAACGCATTGGGACTACCACAACGTTTACGTGAGGTAATGGCACGTGAGGTTGAAGATTTTGTTTATTGTCGTAACGCGATCCAAAGACGTTTAGACTCTATGGCTAAACAGGCAGTTTTCAATGGTAAAATCAGTATTACATTGGATAATAACCCGAATGGTATTGTATTCGATCTTCCTTTGTTAAGCCCTGACAATCTATTAGTGTCCAATGGAGACTGGGATAATGTTGACACCGACATCGTCAAAGATTTTGAAAATGTTCGTTTAAAATCATTAATTACAGGCGTTCCGTTTGAGGCGGTGTTGATTAGCGAGTATAAATGGTTTAAAATTATCAATAACAAGTCTCTACAAAACCTTTTAAAGGGATTTATGAATCCAGGATCAAATGCACGCTATGCATTTACTCTTGAGAATATCAATGCAGTGTTGACAGCAAACCGTTTCCCTGTTTTTGAGATCATCTCAGATTTAGCGTACGTTCAAATTGATGGTAAGAAATCAGCAACAACATCTATTAATGTAGATAACGCTGTTTTCATTCCTGGAGGAGATTTAGGATTGATCCATAATGCTTTGGCCGATGAGCAAATCACACCTATGGATAATGTGACATATCTTGTTTCTGACAATATTTTACTTTCTCGCTTTAGAGAGCCTAAGCCAGTTGCAGAAATTACAGAGGGTGTTTACAACGCATTCCCTGGATTATCGCAAGCGAAAAACATATTTATCTTGAATACCAAAGGAGCTTAATTAACTCCTTTTGTATATCAATATTTTATAGTTGATATGAATAAAAAAGAAGCCTTTTTGAATGTAGTTCAGGTTGGGACAGTAGATGAAAGCACTGCCCTCCTGTATCTACTTTCTTCGAATATCAATGGCGATGATGAATACACGGGTGATTTGGCTGAATTGGAAAAATGTGCTGTTCCGTGTCTCCATTCTCTATTAGCGGTTAATTCCCAAAGCGAAGGTGCTGCTTCTTGGAGCCTAGATCGGGAAGGAACTAAGATAAGGCTTCTTTTTTTAGCTAAAAAATACGGATTCAAGGACATAGTATCGGAGTTGTCAACAGTAGCGAAAATTACGAACATTAGCCGATTAAGGTAATGATACGCAAGAGATTTCATAAGCTTAGATACAAAGAAGTTGTTTCAACAGGTGGTTATCGTGATGATTTTGGGGATTGGATTGAAGGAGAAACCATTGAGACTACAGTTACCTTAAGTTGTCGTGCCGATGTGAACAGCGCAGGGAAAACAGTCAAGAATCATGATTGGCAAGACTTTGTGTATTCGTTTGAGATTTTTCTTGACAATATCCCAGATACTTTGAAAAGGCGTATGGAGGTGGAAATTTTAAAAGGAGAAAAGGTGATTTTGACAGCAGAAGTGATAATGCCTTTTGAATTTCAGCACCATGGGAGGATTTGGGTGTGAGAGCTAGATTTACTAAAAGCCAGATTAAGGAAGCGCTCGAGATGGAGAAGATGAAATTCCATCGTGTTGTTGTGAAGGAATTGACTAAAGCTGGCAAAGAGTTCGTAAAGCTCGCGAGAGGTAAAACGGCAAGTGATGGTGGATTCAACGATGTTACTCGCAATTTAAGAAGCTCAATTGCCTATGCTGTCGTTTACTGTGGCAAAATCATGGATAGCAACTATACCAATAATGGAACCGCTACCGGAAAGGCCCAGGCAAGACAGCTAATCAATGAAATGAAACGCCAATTTTCCCAAGGTTATGCCCTACTCTGTGTCGCTGGTATGGATTACGCTACCAAAGTTGAGAGCAAAGGTAAAGATGTAATATCCGGATCTTCTTTAATTGTAGAAGAAATGTTAAGGAAAGCTATAGATAAACTAAAAAATGATTACAAGTAGCGAAGCAGTTGATATTCTTTACGTGTACCTGAAATCTTCAGAGTTGTTCAGCGACTCTAAGAAGCCTACGGGAGAACTGTGTAAAGGCGATAGGAAAGAAAATTCTAAGCTTGAAGATGTTGTGATCAATATTTTGGGGCTTAATAGAAATCCCGTTCAAAGCGGATATATCTATCTAAATATCTACGTAATCAACTTAGATCCATTGAAAGTCCCTGACATCGGAACAGGCAAAAATGTCCGTGATACAGCAAGATTAAAATATTTATCAAAACTCACACAGAAGGTCCTTGAGGGAGATAACGGTGAATTATGGCTAGGACAAGATGTGTGTTTCGAGGTCGAATCTGATGCAATTGAAGAGGATGGCGACCAACATTATGCAAGTTTTAAAATAGAGTTTACAACAATTAAATAAAGAAAAGATGGCTAGAAAGAAAAATGTTTTAGGCCTAAAAGTCGTGTTGATGGGTGCCATCGCAGAAGATGGTGGGATGGGTACAACTCTTACAGAGATTCTAGGCGACACCGTAAAAGGATCAGCTTCATTAGTTTTAAATGAAGGCACGACTGAAACAGTCGAAGTTGAAGAATACGATGAAGCATTCGACGAAGTAGATACTGCCCCTGCTAAATGGGCCTTCCAGTTGGAATCTTACAATGTTTCCGCAAAAGCGCTAAGTGATCTTGGTGGTGGTGAATTTACAGCAGGTGCTTCAGGTGCTGGAGATAGCATCGAAATTGATGTTCCAGAAGCAATCGAGTTGTCGGTTCAAATCGAAACACGTAATGGGGCTAAATTCGATATTCCTCGTATGAAAGTTCGTATTAAACCTCAATTCGACTTCATGAAAGCACAATACGGTAAGGTTATTATCACCGGTACGCCGTTGAAACCAACCAAGGCAGGAGTAGCAACAATTAAGAAAACTGATGCTGCAGCATAATACAACGGCTAGCTAGTCTAGCCGTTTTATTTCATTCTTATGGAAGAAATCAAGAAAAAGGCTATTGAAACGTTCATTGATAAAAGCGAGGAAATCATAATCCCTCTTTTGCCAAAGAACTGGTTTCATAAAATATTACAAAAGGTTGGGCTCAAGAAAAAGGAGCTCATTTTTACATTACGGAAAATGCGAACCGGAAACCGTGAACGCGTTGCGCCGAAACTATATGAATTTCCTGAATTTGTTCGGGATGAAACATATATCCTTAAGAGGGTTTTTGAGTTAACCGTCGATCAGCAAACAAGTTTAAATTATGTAGTTGCTGTTGCCCTTCAAAATGATCGCAATGAGCCTACAAAGGAGCTTTTGGATGCCGTAAAATGGCTTGATGACGAGCAGTTTTCCTACATTTTAGAGAAGTCAATAGGCTCTATCGATATTGAAAATTTCTTAAAATCTATCATCCTGATATCGGGAACAGCGAAGTTGATTCGGACGGAGAACCAATAGAAGATGAGCCTAGAAGCCCGGGAGATAATAGCCCGTGGAATAGAATACACAGTTATCGAAAATATTATCGCGAGAGCCGCGAATACGTTTTGTGGGAATTATCCTGGGACAATATGTACATGGAGCTTATGGCCATCCCAGAAATGAAAAAAGAAAACAACCAAGTGGAGACTCAGGAGGAAGAAGATGAATTCCTCAAGCAAATAATGCAATAGGCATACCCTTAAAGAAAAGCAGGAAATGAGATTAGATTGGGACGCATACATTAGGGATACGGAGTTCATGGCGACTATTCGACGAATAGAGCAACGTGTAAACGACCTTGCTAGAAACGTTAATAATCGCGGCCGTGATATGGAGGACGTTTTTGGAAGACTTGCCAAGGTAGCAGGGGGATTTCTATCCCTTAATGCTGCCGAAGGTTTCATACAGAAACTAATCCAGGTTAGATCAGAATTCCAACAACTGGAAATATCTTTCACAACAATGTTGGCCAGCAAAGAAAAAGCGGACCAATTAACAAAAGACTTAATTCAATTTGCTGCAACAACTCCTTTCGGTATGAAAGAAGCTGCTAATGCCGCAAAACAACTTCTTGCATATGGTTCAAGTGCAAATACTGTAACCAATGAATTAAGAATGCTTGGAGACGTGGCAGCCGGTACCAGTCAGCCTATTGGTGAGTTGGTTTATCTTTATGGTACACTTAGAACCCAGGGCAGAGCTTATGCCGTTGACATCCGTCAATTTGCAGGACGTGGTATTCCTATTTACCAAGAACTAGCAAAAGTATTAGGAGTTAATAAAAATCAAGTTAATGATCTTGTAAGTGCTGGTAAAGTCGGATTTGCCGAAGTTGAACAAGCTTTTAAAAATATGACTGCCGCCGGATCGATGTTTGGCGGATTGATGGATGCTCAATCAAAAACAATTACAGGTAATCTTGAGCGTTTGGGCGATGCAATTGATGTCATGTTCAATGAACTAGGCAAAAAATCTGAAGGGACTATAAACGGGGTAATTTCAGGAGCTGCTGTTATTGTAGATAACTACGAAAAAGTACTTGACGTCATAGGCTCCCTGATTGTTATCTATGGATCTTATCGAGCGGCTTTATTGGTTACGGCCGCAGTACAACAAGTTTCTGCTGCTGCAACTGTGGGTATGACAGCTGTAGAAATGATCCACTATGGTGCTATAGTTGCCAAAACAGCCGCATTACGTGTGTTGAATGCTGTTATGTTAGCTTCTCCTATAGTTGCTTTCACGGCCCTAATTGCTGCATCCGTAGCTGTCATATATAGCTTAACACAGGTCACTGATGCTGCAACCGTTGCCCAAGATAAATTAAACCAGGCTCAAGATGCTGGATCGGCAAAGGCTGACAGTGAAAAGAGGTCCGTTCAACAGCTAGTTGAGGTCATAAAAAGCCATACAGCTTCCGTGGAGCAAAAGAAAGCAGCTTATGACAAGTTACAAGCTCAAACAAAGGGTATACTTGCTTCATTTTCCCAAGAGGATATAGCCGTTGGGAAGGCTACCAAAACCCTTGATGAATATATTCTAAAAATTCAACAGGCTGCTTCGGCGCGTAAATCTTTCGACGAGTTCAATGCTATGGCAGAGAAGATGGATGAATTGAACCGAAAGGGCATTGATGGTATAAGTGTTTGGACAAGGCTTGGACGATCTTTAAAAAACACATTTGCGCCAACATCTCAGGGCATTAATTTTTCTGATTGGGGCAAAGCTCTATTTAACGGAGATTTTGCAAGTCAACAAATTGTAGATCAGGAAAAACAAGCTTTGTCTACAGCAATGGACATTCTTAAGAAGGAGTATAATGATAAGTGGCAGGAAATAATTACTGGACAATCATCCGCTAATGACAATAATACTCAGGTAGTGGATAAACTGGCTGAGCCGTTTAAAAATTTTAATGAGATATTGAAGTCAGCCAAGAGCAAAGCTGATTTAGATAGCCTTAAAAAGGCATTGACTGAAAAAATGGAAGCACTAGCTCCAGGGGATAAGGATATCGCCAAGTACAAGGCAAAGCTCAAACAACTTGCGGAGGTAGAGAAGCAATATTCTCTTGACAACAAAGATACTACTAACGCTGATTTCCAAAGAGCCGAGAGATATACCTCAATGATGAACGACATCGAAAAGGCTGGCGATGCTTATTTAAGATCGCAAATGACCCGTGATCAGCAGGAAATTGAGTCCGTCAAAGATAAGTATCGTACGTTGCGAATGGAGATTGATAAATTCAATCGCGATCCACGTAATAAAAGCAAAATTGATGCATCTTCATTATCAAGCGTTGAGCAAAAAGAGTTGGCGGAGACAAATATTCGTATTCAAACCCGTTACGACGTTGATTTACTGGATAGACAAAAATCCCTTTATGATGACTATGAGGAATATAAAAAGCAGGTTGGAGAAGCTAAAGCAAAGGATAGGTATCGAAATCTAATTAATTTAGATTCTTCTTATATACAGGAGCTTGAAACAAAAATGAGCGAATTAGCTTCGATTGATCCTGCTTCTCGCACTGCCGCGCAAAATGAAGCTTTAGACGGATACTATAAAAAGCAAATCGCCTATTACGATGATATCAGGAAGAAAGAGTCTGATCGTTTTTCCGAAGCACTAAAATCGGCCCAATCACTATCTGATAGATTGTTTTCAATTGAAAAAGAATATCAGGACAAAGTAGCTTCCCTTCGTGAAAACGGTCAATTTACTGCCGAAAAAGATAAGCAATTAAGACTTGAGATGACTCAGAAATATTCAAATGAAATCGAATCATCTGAAGATTTTCAAAAGGCAATGAAAAATATCGACAATGCGGTAGGTGCTATGATTGGCAGTGCATATCGACATGGTAAGCAAGTAGTGCTAGGATTGATTGATGGTATTAAAGGAGCGACGGAATCACAGAAGGATGAACTTAGAAAAGTATTCGGTAAATTTTTTGATGACGGGGCTAAAAATGCTGATTTAGGTAATCTTGAAAACATCGCCCAGGCAACAAAGGGTTTTGCTGATTTAGCAAAGTCCGTAACTGATTTTTCTTTCGGGTTAGGCGATAGTATGGCTATACTTGACAGTATGGTAAATTCGGCTGGCCAATTGGCGTCAACGATGGCCAATCTTACCAAGAATGATGAGTTAAAAAAAACTCTATCAAATTTAGGCCCATATTTCGCTATTTTCGGAGCTGTTGTATCTGCATTATCTGGCATAACTAAAGCATCTAGGGAAGCGACCCAGCGTGAGAGTAAACAGTTACGTGACCAATTAGACTATCAAAATGAAAGACAATTAAAATCCACGGAAGCAATTACTAAGATGCTTGAGCGCCAATTGGAGCTAATGGATAAAATCTACGGGGCTGAACGTTTAGAAAAGTATGGACAGACGTTAAAGCAAATTGAGGATAATTATGCCGATCTCAATAGACAACTTGAAGGTCGTTATCTAATGACCGGAGACAAATCCCAGGATGAGATATTGACTAGGCTAAACAATGGGGAATCTGTTAAAGAGATTTCAAAGCAGTTATCAAGGGAAGATGCCGTAAAATGGGCGCAAGCTTTGAAAGTGTTGGAGCACTTGGAAAAGTTTTCTAAGAGCTCAAGTATAGCAGATCTCGCAACAGATATTAATAAAGCCAAAGAAGAGTTGGCTAAACTTCAATATCAAGCTGATTTGGGTAATGTCGATGATTATACAAAAAAGCTAATTGATCAACTTCAAAATCAAATTGATCTCTATACCGAGACACTGAACAAATTAAAAGAAGAAACCACTGGTAATTCTTTCAAAAACATTCTCGGAAACTTAAGCGACTTGTTTTTCAATTCGGGGCTAGATTCAGCAGATGCTTGGTCTAAAGGATTTGATAGTGTTATGAAGAATTATGCTATTCAGAAGTTTTCCCGTGATTATCTTGAAAAAGCTGCACAAGAGTGGTATGATCTATTTGACAACTTAGCTGAAGGAGGTATAACTGATTCCGAGCGTCAAAGCTTAAAAGATGCCTGGGATAAAATTCAAAAGGATGGGCAAAAGCGAGTTGATGAATTAGGCAATATTATTGGCAACGATAGTTCGTCTGGTCTTAATAGCTCGATAAAAAGGGACTTAACAGAAGCTACAGCCAGCGAATTGACGGGACTTTACCGATCAACATTTGATTATCAAAAGAGAACTTTTGAAGATGGGTTAAAAAGAACTGATATCGCTGCAAAACACATCATTTTAGCGCAAAACAGTAACTCAGCATTAAATGCCATCCAAAATAATACTGCGGATACTGTTAAGGAGTTGAAAGCAGCTGTAAGCGAATTACAGTCCATAAATAAGAGTGTAAGCACAAGATATTCTTAAGAAAAAACATTTTATACTTCGATTTTATCGGTCATATCTTCCCTCTATTATCATAAGTCTTCAACTTTGTATATATCGATATTTTATGACCGATATGTTAATTTTCCATTGAATGAGTTTCGAATTAGAGAATAAGTTAGCAAGTACTCAATTTGGTTTATTATTTCAGCGAGGTACGTGGAGCGAACTTCTAAAATTGCCATCGCCAAAACAAAGAGCTTCACATAATTGGGCAGATGAACATGGATTGGACTATGACGAAGTCTCTCCTACTTATTTTGAGCCCCTTCAATACAATATTAAATGTTATTTCAAAAGTACGAGCTTAACTGATCTACAAAATAAGCGAGAAGCACTATTAACAATCCTGTCTAAACCCCAGGGATTTAATTTAAGGGTTGATGCGTTGGGCCGCTCTTATGCTTTGAGATATGTTAGCTCTCCTGATTTTAATATCCTCAATCCAAGGGAGCATAAAGGATTTATTTATTCAGCTTTCACGCTAGTACTTGAAAATAACTTCGCACCTGTTGGAGTCGATTTTTATTTAGCTGACGTTAATGGACTTATCCTTAGTTACCCGGATAAGCCTATCCAGTTCGAACAACAAAAACAATTATTCTAATGGAAGTTCAGGTAAAGAGAAACGGTGTAGATACGATAAAGCTTCCCTTGAATGCTGCCATATACAGCAACAAGGTAATGGCAGAGCACGGGCTATCATTTAGTTATGGTAATGTTGCTGCATTGGGTTTACGAGTCGGCGATACTTTTACGTACAAAGGCGAGGAATACACTTTGAACCAGGTTGAGGACTTCAAGAAGATGAGCCGATTCGTGTCGTCGTTTGATTTTGTTTTTGAAGGATCGCGCCATACATTGACCAACCTTTTTCTTGATCACCTCGGTGCTCGTAAATTTTCCTTTTCCGGTACCGCTGAAGAATGGCTTCATTTATTTGTCGATTGCACTAACTCCAAAACTAGCGGCTGGTCAGTGGGTGAATTTGAAGATCTAGGCCGTGTTACTGTTGAGTTTGATAGCACGTATATTCTCGATGCCCTTACCATGGTTGCCCAGGCTATGAAAGCCGAATGGGGAATCAAAGGAAAGGTGATATCCTTAAAGAAAACTGTGGGCACTCCGCGCGCTTTGACTTTTGAATATGGCAAGGGGAAAGGTCTGTACAGTCTCACGCGTAAGTCATTACAGGATAAAAAGATAGTTACTCGGGCTTATGCTCGCGGAGGTGATAAGAATCTTCCTGTGGGCATGTTCAACTATTTCACTATTCCTGGCTACGTGGAAAAGAATACCGCATTGTACGGAATTCGTGAAGGTGAATTTATCGACGAAGAAATATATCCACATCGCACGGGTACTGTCACAGCAATAGCGCAGCTAGACAAAAAGCTTTTCTCAATTTCCGATAGTTCAATCGATTTCGATTTGAATGGTCAAAAAATAGAAGGTGAAACGCCTTACATAGTTTTCAAGTCAGGCCTTTTGGAAGGTAACCAATTTGAGATCACTAGTTACAATCACGCAAGCAAGACGATTCGGTTTAAGGCAAATGACGAGGGAAATGAGAACTGGTTCCCAACGGAGACGGTACATGCCGAAGTAGGCGATAAATATACCCTTATTGGGATTCGTATGCCACAAAGTTATATTGATGCTGCAGCAGCTGAATTGACTACCAAACGTCAAGAATATTTGAACAGCAATAGCGTTCCGCGAGTGGTTTATGAATTGGAAATTGATTATATCCAACTGAAGCGACTCAACACCAATTTGGATGCAGGGGATATCATTCGGCTTAAAGATGCTGAAAAAGGAATCGATGCAGAAATACGCATAACCGAAGTAAGCTATCCCGCCATTTATCCTGATGTTATTGAAAATGGAATGTCTTTCGATGCAGTAATCGGAAATGAAGTAACATACACTCTTTTCGAGAAGATCCAAAACGACATCAAGGAGCAAAAAGAAGTCGTTACTCAATACAACCGCCAGTCGTGGGAACGCGATAGACGGAACATACAGGCATTAACTGAATTTCGTTCAAAGGTATTTGATCCTGACGGTAATCTTGAGAACGCCATGCAACAAGCTATCGCAGGATGGTTCGGTACCGAATCTATGTATTATGATTTGGATGGTGTGGCCATGAATGTGAATGCTGGTGGTAATCCAAACAGCTTCGCTATGACAGCCGGCCGTTTGATCCATAAAGTATTCAAGATTGAAGGATTAGGCAATATCTGGAATTTAACCGCATTCCTGCAGGAGGATCTTACCCCAAAGCAGGGCTATTACCTGTCCGCAAAATGTAGCAAAACGGCACTAACTGGTGAATGGGTTTTGTCTCCGACGCAGATTCCGACCGACGGAGAAGCAGGTTATTGGCATTTCAATTTTGGGTATTTATCTACGGTAATTGAGGGCGTCCGATCATTTTATCCAACTAAGGGCTTTACCCTTATATCAGGCGGGCAGATTGAAACTGACGTGATTACAGCTTATTTGATCAATGTTAACCGCTTGTTCGCTCAGGTGGTGACTGTTGGTTCCAATGGCTTCGTAAATGCTGGTATTTCGGGGCTTGCGGACAACGGGAATCAGTCTCAACGGTTTTGGGCGGGTGCTACAGAAGAGAATAGGTCAACGGCTCCTTTCAGTGTTCTAAATGACGGCTCAATGAGAGCATTAACCGGCAGGATAGGCGCATTCAATGTAATGGAAAACGCTATTTACTTCGGCCCACCTAACGATACAAACGCGAACCTTTATTTCACTCCGAGATCCCTTTACTACCGTACAAATATGGCTGATGATGCAGGGTCAACAGCGGTAAAATCCAAAAAGGAGTTAATAGTAAATGTTACACCAACCTCACAGATAGGTATGCAAATTGGTGCGCAATCACAAAATACAGATCCAGGGACAAGAGCACCTAATATAGCCCTAGCATTGAGAGCATATGGCGCACCGAATAGCGATGATAATATTGCCTTACGCGTTTCCGAGGGTAACATTCAGGTAGATGGGGATTTATGTCAAGATACTGTAATACAGGTTCTAGCATGGAAAGAAGAAGCTAGTGACTTCCGTACTCTAAGATTGACATACAAAAAAGGGTTATTGGTGAACCGCTTTTGGGAATCCTAAAAAGAATAATGAGCAACTAAATAATATAGAGATGGCAGAAGAAGAAGGAAAAAATCCTATGGAATGGCCTAAAGAAGCCAATGAGGCTTCTGATTTTGATTTTATGATGGTCGGTAAAGACAGTAGCCCAATCATGAAAATTAAAAAACAAAAGCTTAATGAAATTATCGTTGTGCAAGGGGAGTCCATGCCAGCTGTTCAAGGTGGAACGACTACAGCTACGGCAGTTGCTTTGACAGCCGGGCCAACAGGTCAGAACCGATGGTTTGATGCATCTTGGGGTTATTGGAAGTATAACAATGTTGTGCTTAAAAATCCATTAGGTACAGATGGTATTCCACAAGGGAACGAAGGTACTCTTTATTGGAACGGTACAACTCAAAATTGGAGTATAAGTAAATTTCAGGCACTGTTAGAAGCAAAAGCTGATGGTGTTATAGAACCTGGAAATACTAAAGCTATAAGCGGAAATGACGTTTATTTATCAGTAAATAAAGTTGAAAAAACCGTAGATGCTATTGGTGAAAATTTTGGTAAATCAGAAGAGTTAACACTTGTAAATACTACCGTTAATCCAATATATTTGTCTACTGCCGCCGGCTTTTATGGATTCGGTAGCCCAATAGGTAAGTTGAAAAATTTTAACCGGCTTCAGGTTAATATTCCTACAAGAGCGATAGCTCCCACTACGGTGACTCTTGTTCTAAGAGTTGGTGGCAAGACAGGAAACATATTAGTAAATGTAACCAGAAGCAATTTATCGCTTGTTGCCCTTACGGACAATTTTTTAAACTTCGATTTTTCATTTATTGAGAATTCTGGGGAAGACCAATTGTATTTGCAAATTTACGCAGATCAGAATTTTCATGAATACGGTGCAACAGAAGAGCTTCTTTATCCGACGCCAGAATATACTTTGTCATGCTGGCGTAATGTAAACGGAGCATGGATTGATGATGTTACCCATCGTAATTTATGGGTCAGAGCATATTACGTTGTTGAAAAAAAGGTGCCTTCAGATACCTTCTTTGATAATTTTCAAACCAAATCTAATAAGTTCAAAGATCTTGTAAGAAATGATGCTGCAAATACTAGTGACATTGTAATCCTTAAAGATTATATAATAAACGAAACAGTTACAGACGCATTTAAGCCGTCATCATCCGAGATAGATGGCGGCGCAATGAACAATCCTTATGCAATTGGACTCCTAGTTAAAGACAATAATATTAAATTTAATGAGATAGAGCTTCGAGTTTCCGGAATTGATAATTATCAAACACTGGTTTTAAATGTATATAGATTCGTATCTATTCCGACGGGAAGCAATATCCTAATGGGATCTTCAATTTACCGACAGGAATTTACAGGTGGAGCAATAGATATGTCTGATAAAATCACGATTAAATTTGGTGAAACGATAGCGGCAGAAGGTAAATATATAATGATTGTGTTCACCAATAAACTTGACGGTTACCGCGTGCAGATGCTTAGGAAGACGGGAGCTCCTGTAGATGGAGATTATACGCTAAGTTACATTAACACAAATAAAAATGATACTTTAAATACACCGTTTTCAAAGCAAGGAGATTCCTACCGCTTTAATTCTCCAATTTTGAGACTTAATAATTTAAAACCTAAAGATATAGTGTCGAGCTTAGAATCTTTGCCACCTGAGATTATAAGTTTAAATAATTCATTGCTTATGGATGCTAAAACAGATTCCAGCAATAAAAGCTATTTTGGAGTTGAATTTCGGATCGATGAAAATATACATATTAATGGAGGCGATAAGGATGTTTTAATCTTTACAAACGGTAATAATTCTCTAAGGCTTTATGTCACGACTGCTTTAGCAACGCAATTAGAATACAATCAATATCTGTTAAACGGTGGTGCTATACCTTCGGATCGTCCTCAATGGAATTTTTTATCGAAATATCCGCTCCCAGCATACAACGCACAGTTTAAAATGGAAGTTAAGATAGGTTCAACTTCCACAACGTACAATTTTCCAAAGCGTAATTTGAGGGATTGGAAACCAATTGTCGGTCCAGACGCATTGATGATCCAATATAAACCTACAATAATTAGAAATGGCGGATTGGTAGCTCAAAATCAAGGGGTGTACGAGGCGAACAAAAACTGGTATATTGATGTTAAATCTGACAGTATCGTAATTCGCAATTCAGATTTGGGTAAAACTAAGACATATTATTTTGTCGATTTTCCTTATATCGGAAGATTAATTGAGGGATTAATAGCAGATACTATTGCCGGTGGATATCTTGAGGATTTTATAGTCGAAGGCATTAATACCGGAAATATTTCCTCATCTGATACCCCTACAAAATTTACACGACCTTCAACTGATCTTCTTCAATGCTCTATTAAATTAGTTGATTTATATCCATATACCGGCTATGAATCAAACGCTAACCGTACTGCATATGATTCGTGGAAGTGCTTTATCCCTTATGCTATTGATGATAGTTGGCATTCATTTGAATTGATCACCAAGAAAGATAGTAATGAACTATTTTTTAGTCTTGATGGAAAACCAGCATCAACAACTGGATATATTGGTAATGGGCGTTTAGCAATTGCAAATAGTAGGCTTAAAATGGGGGGAGGCCTAGCAGTAAAATTTAAGGACTTAGAATATTATGACGGTCACGCCAGTGGGTACGATGCATATCGACTAAATAATGAAAATGCGCTATCATTTATAGCTTCACGTAAAAATCCGAGAGTTTTGGGGATTATGTGGCACGATATCATTGACTCTCCAGTAATAGGTCGGCCAACGACCTGGATGGATGTACCAAAAAACATTCGTAATAATTTTGAATCTCAAAAAAATAGTACACATTCGGGTGCTGCAATAATCTTGTATCGAAAATATGGGGAGTTCGCTGAAGATCCTGTACTAATATCAGGGAATAGATACAAGGTTAAGTGCAAAACCGGGGAAGTATTGGCTGGAGTTGCAACCATGGATTCAAATAATGTCGTTACAGAAATTAAAGTAGATGAATTAGTTAGTGGTGTTTGGTCGACAGCTCCAGCAGGATTACAGCTCTACCAAGGACTCGTTAATAGAGTAGGTAATGATGTCCTAATTACGACTGCGTTCTTAGAACAATGTTTTCAACAGTGCCGTGAAAAAGGATATAAAATCATTACTTGGCAGGAAGCATTGGATGTTTTAAATGGCAAGAGACGAGACTCGGTGAAGTATTTCGCACCGCAATTTGACGATTGGGCATTGTACATGTATACTAATAATAATATCCGTAGATTGTTTTGTAAATACAATGCAAAAATTTCTGTGGCGTTAGAATTGAATAATGTCGCTAATCCGGACGGAACACCAAAAGAACCACAAAGATCTATCGCTCAAGCTATGCAAAGAAATGGACATGAAAATGTTTTGCATCAACACTTCCATCCAAATAAGCCGCTTGAATTTATATCAGGTATATTATCTGATGAAGCTGAAAGGGCAATTATTGAAGCTATTTATAAAGCTGGTGAGAGTGGTGTAACAATGCATATTCACGACCAGAGCGCGAATCAGTCTACACCAGCCTCTATGAAACTAATGGAATACTTGGGAATAGAATTATCTATCTCAACACAAAATAAGTCAACAACTAGAGCGACACATAGGATGTATGCGTCTCGTTCAGGTTTATACCCAAGATATGCAACATTTGGAAGTGTGATCGAATAAACTTTTATTATTATGCAAGTAAAAAACAACTTATTATACAATAACGACGGGACTCAGGTAGAGTTCCGTCAATCGCCAAACGTTAGTTCGGGAACAAAGGATATTCGATTTATTGTGCTGCATTACGACGGGGCAAGTAATGAGACATCAGCGGTGAATTGGTTGACTGACCCTCGGTCAAAAGTCAGTTGTGATCTACATATCTCCAAAGCAGGAAAAGTCGTTCAGATGGCTAGATTCAATCAGATAACTTGGCATGTTGGCTCTAGCGCTTGGAAAGGATTGACTGGATTGAACAAATATGCGATCGGTATCGAGCAACAAAATGAGAATGCCAAAAGTGAATGGACAGAAACGCAGATCCTAAAGTGTATTGAAGTATGCAAAGCTTTGGTCGCTGCATATCCCTCAATCACAGAAATACTCGCACACTCGGAAGTTGCGACACCTGCCGGCCGAAAAGATGATCCGGGGCCAAAGTTCCCTATGGATAGGGTGCGGCGAGAGGTTTTTGGTGTAGTGAAGAAAGTTGCCGCAAGCTATTTGAATTTGAGGTCGGGGCCAGGTACCAACTATGCTGTATTGAAAGTTCTGCCGCGCGGCACCCGTGTGAATGTTATATCGTCACCCGGATCTTGGTCGAATGTTGAAGTAGGAGATTTGAATGGATGGGTATCTAATCAGTATTTAAAATAATGGCAGAGGAAAGGAAAGGGCAGCAACAGCCGACATTTATGCAAATAGTACGGCATCCAGTGACTTATGCTCTATTTATTGTAGTATCAGTATTTTGGGCAGTATTTTACTTGATTATTGACGTCAATAAAGATTCCAGGGAAAGGGATCAAAAGCAGAATGACAAAATGATCGAAATACAGGATCGCTTATATAAGCAAATGCTTGAAGAAGTAAAGAATAGAGTAGAGCCGGCTGTCGAAAAAGTAAATCAAGCAGCTACAAAAGTGGATAGTGCTGCCGTAAAAGTTGATAGTGTTGCTCAGCAGCAAAAAGTTAAAAAAGGAGGTAAGCGATGAAATGGTTCATTTTAATACTAATGATTGGTGCTACATATTCGGATGCTAGGCCAAGGGTTGAGATAAAGGCGAACATCGCTAAACCTCTTGAAGAACTAGTTCCGAAGCTGGATAGCTTAGCCGGAAAATTAACGGATCTATCAAACAAAATGCAATAGTTATGAGGATATTTTTAATTACCATAGTCTGCGTCCTGTTATCGGGATGCGGGCTATTCCGAAAGACGACTAAGATCAACAAGCAGTTGGACGCGGTATCGGTTTCAAGTGAAGTGAAAGTAACCAGCGAGGTGGCAACCGGTAAAGTTGATAAGTCCAAAGAGAAAGTAAATACTTCTTCCAATATTGACGATAGAGTTAAAGTTTATCCCACCCCTGGAACAGAGATTAAAGTGGCGCCTGACGGTTCGGTAACTTTCAAGGCCGATAGCATTGTTTCATTTACCAAAAGGAAGACGGATCAGGCTAGGGAAATATTGAGGGATATTAAGGAAAACCTTCATCAAAATAATTCTATTTCAGCGAAACAAGATAGTACCAATGAGAAAAAAACTGAGACAAAAGATGTTGATAGGAAGCCGAGTGCTTCAGGGATATTTTCGAATTGGTTGGGTTTGGCAGTCGGGTTATTGATATTGATTTGTGGTTTAATATGGTTTTTAGAAAGGAAGTGAATTCATGCGATATAATATAGGTGATATTATAACTCCAAAATATCATCGACACAAAGAATGGCCTGATAGGTTGATTATTGGGTACGATTCCGACGACGATTGTAATGAGGGATATCTTTGGGGTTATGTTGAAGATTGTTTAAATAATAATGAGATTAAAACATCACTTAATCATTCAGATCCAGAATTTAACATTTATTTGGTTTTAAAACATCCTTAAATAAGGATAATTTCTTATTTTGGAATCTAAAAACCTATTTATGGCAACTTATAATATTCATGGGCTTTCAAGGTCAATACCTGAAGATATAAAAAGAAAAATTAGACAAGACTCCGGCTTTGGTTGTGTAATTTGTGGATGTGGTATTTTTGAGTATGAGCATATTGATCCGGAATTTTGTGATGCTAAAGAACACGATCCAGAAAAAATGACTCTTCTTTGCCCTACTTGCCATGGAAAAGTTACAAGGGGCATTGTTTCAAAACAAACAGTTATTAGAGCCAAAAAGAATCCTATGTCCTTACAAAATGGTTTCTCGAATGATTGGTTTGATTTTAGTCCAGATAAGACGCCAATACTAACTTTTGGAAATACCACTTTCGAAGAATGTCAGATACCAATTCAAATTGATAATATTCCAATTATTCAATTTAAACCACCTTTAATACCCAATACTCCATTTCTTTTATCTGGTATTATTTGCGATAAAAGAGGAGAAAAAATTATTGAAATTATTGATAATGAATGGCGAGCATTTAATAATAATTGGGATATGATATTTGTTGGGAAATTACTAACCGTACGAGATGCTACAGGAGATGTGGTTTTAAGCCTTAAAGTGGATCCTCCAAATGGAATTATTATAGAAAAGCTTAAAATGTTTGTTATGGGGCAAAGAATTCTTATAACAGCAAAAAAATTAGTTATAAATGGCGCCTCATTAGTAGGAATGGCAATAGATGGATTTAGAGTAGCAATATCTATATCTTAAATGCAGAAATTCCAATTTTAATATTTATTAATATCATTATTATTAAAACTATTGTAGAATCAAATCATTTATATGATTATTAACAAATGAAGGCCTTTTTTTATTTATTTCAAACCAAAGGCAATTCGATATTGTATTAAATGTACTTTTCTAAGTAGGCAGAATTTAACAAACCTTGAGATCCCTCCCAGACTCAAGGCTTTTTTATTTAGCAAAACAATTCTAAATATTACTTGTTATACAAATTCTCAATAATAGGTAACTATAAAACATGTCTAGGTCGAGATTCTCAGTCTCGGCCTTTTTTTTAAACAAAAGTGGAATTAGATTTGTACTATAGATACTTTTCAAAAATATAGGTTAATAATGGCTAAAGCCTTGGGTTCCCCACTCAAGGCTTTTTTAATTTTTATCAAACCAAGAGTATTTTGCTTTTGTCCACTGATTGACGATCCATCAAAGTCTATCAGTTCAGTTGGTTGATTTATTTGTATGGTCAGGTTTAAGGCCTGGCCATTTTTCAATGTATATCCCGGTCCAGTACGGATTTAATTATAATTTAGTTATGGCTGGTCGTGAGATCAGCCTTTTTTTATAACGTAGGAATTTCCCCTGATTCGATCATCTCAATCATTATATCAGCTTCATCCTTTGTCAACCAAGAGTTATTATTGAAATGAACACGCCAGCCCTCAGTGGTGTAAGATATACTAGTTACAAACCTTCTATTAATGTACACATGAAAATAGCCGCCCATAAGTGGGGAAATCTCCAAAACCTGTGGCTCACCATCGACTTCAAAGTTATCGAATATCATCCTTTATCCACTTTAGTTCGCCCCTCTGAATCATACCAATGTACTTTTTAACGTGATCGTCAGTAAGTAGGCTGTTATCTTCAATATGGTAATCGAAAGCCTTTGAATACTTGTCATAATCTATGCTGCCAACATAGGAGTTGTTTAGGTAGATATGCCAAAGGCTGTATTTCTTCGCCCGCACCTCTACTACTTGGCGTATGCCTTGGTGATAAAATAGCTCAGGTACATCGGTATCAAACCTAATGATTAGCGCATCTATACACGCTTCCTTTATATCGTCGGCAAGATCACCATAGGCCAGTTCCCAAAACCCTTGAGACTTCCTGAAAACATAAAAAGCAAGTCCATTTTTGTTGTATAAATGATAATCTTTCATGCCCATAGTCTTATCGTGTATGCTCATTTGAGCGTACATAACACGATTTCTGCAATATATTTCAAGAGGTTTCATTTTGTAATATTACTAATAAATTTAGTAAATGAACAAATCTAATTGTACATTTGTTCATTATGAAGCTAAGCAAGGAACCACCCATAGGATATGTTGATCACATGAAAAATTCAGCTTTATTGGCTGCTGATGGCGTTGGAATTGAAGCAGGAATACGTATACTTGAAGAAGGATTGAAAGAGTGGCCGGCAGAGTTTGACGAAGCCGTTCGGTGGGTAGTTAAGGAAAGGAAGAAACTAAATGAGATTCGAAAAAGTAACACATAGCGTATTAAAGGAGCTGCAGCGAAAAGGCTATAATGTCCTTATTGCCCCAGCCGATTGTGAAGACAATAGTAATGTCACATGGAAGGCTATTACGGTACCTAATGTTATGGATTGGCTGGTTGCATTGGATTGTGAAGGTATCACGGCCGTGCCATTCCAAGAACCGAATATTTTAGTTATCGAAGATGCATTGAACAATATACGTGATGAGGACCTATTTGGAAGCGTATTTATAGAATTTTAGATTATGAAAACATTGCAACAATACTTTAACGAAGTCGGAGAGTACGGCCGAAAGCTTTATTTAAGAAACGAAGCTATCCGCACAGGCAATTGGGATATGTACGAAGCATTTCTGAATGTCGAGTTTCCAGATGTCGCCATTGACGAATTACAGGCAGCACGTGATCTTGCCGGCCGAGTAAAGAAGATGTTCAAGGAGGAGTTTCGGGAATGGGCTACCAAGAATAGAGTCAATATGATTACTTCCGATCTTTATGTATTGGATGAGGGAGCAATATTGAGGGGATCGGATGTTCCTGTAGGGGACTTGTCGGTAATACTCGGCGATGGATTGGAGGATATTATCGAATGTAATGTATCTCCAAGTGATGTTTTGACACTTACGGATCATGAGATTTATTGGGTTGATCCAATAGTAAAAGCCTAGATTGTTAGTCTAGGCTTTTGTTAAAAATTTTAAATAAATTCGATATCGATTTCGACCTGATTCTTTTTCAATCTTCGTAATCTTATCTTTTCTCGAATATATGATACTAGCCAATCGACTAATATCTTTAAGATAATTCCTAAAATAATTAAAAAAATTTTCTCGACCATTTTGTATATATTTTTGATGATATGCAATAATACATCAAAAAAAATTAGTGCGTTGCTGTAAAATGTTTTGAAAGTCAGCAAGTTATTTTTGCATTTTTAAGGAGATAAGATTGTAGCTTTCTCCTTAATAATCTCAAAGTAAAACCTAACTTCAACCTGTTTTTCCTCTAAAAGCCCATACTTTTTGGCAAACTTATATTGAGTACTATCCCTATTTAATGACGGGATAAAACCTGCTATTGCCTTACGGAAACTTTCGAGTGATAGACTGCCTTTGATGGTATTGCAGGAGTTACAGGCTGGGGCTAGGTTTTCAAAACAATCGCGTTCGGGGTATTTGCATCCACCGTTTACCCAGTCGCGAACTATCGGTTTAATGTGGTCCGCGCACCATCGTTCGCCAAGCTCACATCCGCAATAAGCGCAGCGCCCCGAATACTTTAGTCGGAGCGCTTCTCTTTGGGGTTTGGTTAAATTCATACCTCGATGTACGTCAAGATAATGGGTTTATCGCCAGGGTTTATCTCTTCTTTTATCCATTCAACTAGATTAAAGGATGTTCTAGTTTCCTCGTCCCATCCCACAGCATTCTTCACTTCAGCATCGCTCATCTTTTCACCTCTGATGTAATCGTCTTTATCATCTAAAGGGTGTTCAGATAATACATGAGTAATGGCTTGGTTTAAATTCAGTGCTAAAACTTGCATGGCTTCACTGTTCAATTCTACTTCAAACAGTTCTCTGTTGTCTATTATTTTCATATCTTATTCCTCCTCTAATACAAATACATCATCCGAAGCCAGAGGAGTTTCATCGCTTGAAGAATCAAAGAAGTCTATCTTCTTGACTTTAGCAGTGTTTACCAATCCGTGTCCAAATTCTGTTGAATTCTCCCCGATAAACACATCCATGTGATCAGGAAGATCGGCGATAGCCTGTTTTAATTGTTTTATTGTCATGGTTTTAAAATTCTGCCCATCCGCCGAACTTTTCAACGAATGGGGCTTGTTCATATTCTCCTTTTTCATTCACCCAACTTGGACGATGACCATCCGCATACGATACGTGGGCATAAATAGCCTTTGCGCCATATTCGAAAACGGTTTTGTAGCTGAATAACTCACAGATTCGTTTTGCCTGTCCGTGTATATCCGTTTTCTTCATTTCCTTTGGAAAGAATCCAACTTTTCGGAGTGTGTAGAAATCAAAGTTATTATCCAGGAACTCTTTTAAGATGCGATCATCTTCGCTTAGTTTGGTCATAGCTTCACCTCCAATTCTTTTCCACATAAAGCGTAATAAAGGTTTTGCAGTTGGTGGAGGTAAATAACGTTGATAATATCTATGTCGGATACACTTACATAGGCATTGATATTTTTCCTAAGAGAAACTTCAATATATAAATCTTCATTTATAACGAGTCGAAAGTCTTTGTAAGAAGATATATCTATAAACCCACACTTCAGCAACAGATCCTCTGTTAGCGTAATACCCCTCATTTCCCCATTATAAAGCATGGGCTCCGATAGTCCGTTAGGATGCTCTACAATAGCCTGATCTTGTCCAATTAGCCTTACTTTGACTATTACGTCACGGTCTTTAAAATGATCGGAACCGACGTAGTTCCCGATTCTTAGTTCGTTTGCTGAAATCATATCGATAACTCCTTTCTAATCACATCAAGCATTTCAGTGAGCGATTTGCCCTGAGATGGCAGACCTGTAATTTCCTCATACTTGTAAATCACTGACCAATAAAAATCATCACTGGAAGCACCACCATCGTCGCACTCTTTAAAGTTGATCAACTTTTGCGCTATCTGATCGCAATGCGTGTGCATTTTCCAGGTAAACGTGTCACCGTCAAACTCATTGTACTGACGGATGTATTCTTGACCTATTTCGATAGGCATACGGCAATAATTGCATATATGTGCTTTGCGGGCCTTTTGGGTTGTTTGGCTTATTACGTTTGTCATAGCTCAAATCCTTTCAATTTTTTAAGTGGTGTATTAACTAAGTCCTCCATTTGTTTTTCAGTAAGCATACCGTCGGGCATTGTCTTAACATACGCTTCTAATGAATTGATAAGTCCTCGTTTTGCCAATTCAAGTGCTGTAAAGTGATCTGATAATGTTTTATTGGTATCTAACTGTACAGTCACACTATTGCTATCAGTTTCAATGCTGTATGTTGATTTTATACTGAAATCTATGTCTAATTGCATCTTCTTTTCTTTTATCCCCCCCGTTTAGAATAAGTTAATCGGGGAGGGGGTTAGTTAATTTGTACAAAATCCTGCCTGGCATCCTGAACCAGTGCCAAACATGAAATCTAATTGAATACCTAATTTTTTAACTTCTAAAAGTGTCATTTTATCTTTGAAGCTTCTTCGCATTACAACCTCTTGGATAGCCGCCCAATGCATGATTGGTGAATGATTTTCGAAGTTTTTTCGAAGTTGCTGTGGATCTTTCCAAAAACAGTTAAGACAGTTGCTATCTTCTGGAAATACTATATTTTTATCCTTCCAAAACTGCTGTATATGATAATGGATTACTTTATCATCCACTAAAGGAAATTCACCAACACGCCACACAATTTCTTTCCATCGATGAATCCAAGTTTCTGATTTTTCCCTGAACTCGCATTCGTGCGCATACTTCCATGTTTCTGTAAATCTTTCAGCTCTCTCCATCTCATCCCAACGATAGCCAATACGCATTTTTACAGGAAGTTCAAAGTATATCAACAGCAAGTCGAATATTGCCTGCATCTTCATTATTGTAGTACAGAATCGTTTACTCATGTTTGGAATAGCTTTCTTGTACCTCATCATCTGTTCCCATCCCATGCCACGAACCCAAATTATTTCCCTGCCAATCATTTGTTCCAAATCGAACATTGTCCAGAGTATCTGTGGATCTTCAGATGTAGCTATAAATTCAGGCCAATTAGAGCAATACTTTTGAAGCTTATCATTAACTCGCTGAATCATTTTTTCATCTTTATATCGCTGTCTGTAATGAGCATTTGCATTGTGATCATCAATACAGCATAAAGCAAAAACATCAAGGTCTGCCGGATAATTGGCAGCGATGTAACTGGATGTTTTACCACCTGAAAGACTGTTTACTGTTATCATTTCTTTATCCCTTTCCTTAATATCCTCATTACATCACCCCAAAAATGTTTCACTTCTTCGTTTTCTAGTTCATAGGCCATAGTGTATAAAAGTTTAACAGCTTTGAAAGCGCTCATTCTAGCATCCATTTGCGCATATTCTGCACCCATATGATGCTCTATATACATGCTATAAAAATTATTTATTAATCCACTGGCTGCTTCTTTTGGAGTCCAAGACAGATCTACATGTTCCATGCTTGGAGATTTAAGAGTATGCATTTTTAATTTCTCCTTTCTAAACTAATGAGGCCTGAACAACAACCGAATTATTACGAGAGTACATAGATCGAAAGGTCATCACCTCATCTATTACTTTGGAAAGATCTTCTACGCTCACACATTCAATCGCACATATTTCTTCTATGCTGATCTCTTTACCTATAACTAATTCGATTAGTTGTCCTATTTCCTCGGGTGTCATTTTATTTGTTCTTTAAGCTTTACCCAGCCGTAATCTATCTCAATTCTGTCGCCAATGTAATAGCCCATGGAAATGGCTAGCATTGCTTGTTTGTGGGTTATTTCAGGTATTGACAGACCTATCGAACTATAAGAGAATCCGTCAGCGTTGTTTATAAAATCATCGACCCATTTAAATTCAACGCCCACATGGTCTTTACCTGAAAAGTGTCTTGTAATCTCAATTTTATCATACTTTCTTAGATCAAAAAGCCTAATTGCATCTTCATTACTTAATGTTGAAATTGGCTTTAGCTCAAGAGTGCTACTATCCAAAATAGCTTTGGTCATATATGTGTGGCCGACTTTGGATAAGATAGATGGCCCATTTAATGTCCAGAATCTTACATTTTGTCCCCAATACTGAGCGAAGAACTTCGCTTTATTTTCTAATGTGTTTTCCATTTGTTTTATTATTTTGGTGCTATGAAAAGGCACACAATTATTTATCTACTTGGAACCATTGTTATGATCGCGAATGCGTTGTTTTTAGTTCCATATCTGATCGAAGAATTAGGGAAGTCGCTTGATAAATAATTACTGCTCACGATTCACCTCCTTTCCTAAAGTATCGGTGGCTTTCAGTGTGTCTAAAATGTAGTTGGCCCCAGCCTGGAATGATTTTGATGGTGTTTCATTATAGTGCAAAGCACCAAATTTAAATGTAGCTACCTTTACTTCAACCTCTTTGGGTAATTCTACAGGCTCAAGCCATAAGGACGGATATTGTGAATAATCATCGTTATCATACCATGAAATTCCTATACTATCAAAACCTAATTCACCACAATCTGTAAAATACCGGTCCTCTTTTTCAGGCAACCGATCCTTGACGCTTACCTGTCTGAATAGCCTATTCACCGTACACCTCCTTATCATCTGTAACCAATTCAACAGGCGGTTCAAGAAAACACCATTCTTTCACTGTTACATCACTGAATTGATTTCGTAATGATAGTGGATTTCCTGACTCGGGTGTATCTCTAATAAGATCGATACTTGTACCAGACCAATGGCAATTGCGTGATGCATCAGGATCTGTTGATAATTCTGAGCTATTACGTGATGCCAAGTAGTAAGATTCATTTCCTCTTACATTTCTTTTTACCCAAACCAATACATGCGCTGGGGGTAATTCATTTTCTATTTTTATCCAAATATGTTTCATCTGTTTAAGTTTTAAAGTTTCTCGAATAGGACTTTGAAATCGAAGAAATGCTGCATATTGCCTTCATCATCTTCAATATAGAAACCGCCTTCGCTGTCTTCTACACCTGTATATTCGCAGCCCTTGGTGAATTCCATTATTTTGGTACCGTCTTCTCTCACGGCTTCATCTTCGCATTTGAATTGCATCTGTTTAAGTTTTAAAGATTAATAAATAGGGGGTAGGGGCTTGATGATGGGTTGGTAGTGGGTGTATAATTTTAACCACATATCTTTATTTTGCTGTTGAAGTCGTCTAAAGTCCTCAATGATTACAGATTCCCCATTATATGCGAAATACTCACCTGAATCTTTCGGCAAATCCGCTTCGCTCTCTATCCTTATCCAACCGTTGTTGGTTTCGATGCCTTTAAGGGCTCGAGGTCTAATCCATTGTTCAGGACTTGCGAATATGATGTGCATATCTTTGAAGTCAAAAGTTATTTTGTTAATAAGTTTTAAACCTGTATTAAGAATCCATCCATCGTTTTGTAAAGCGTGTTCTCGCTCTGAATCAAATAAAAGATCCCAATTTTCCGCCCAACCGGTTTGTATTACTTCTTGCTTTGTTTTCATGGCTCTAATTTTATTAAAACAGCATTCCATTTTTGAATAACCGCGCTTTCCAGTTGATTTAAAGAAGTTCCAAACCCAAGATTATATGTTGTTTCTTCCATAAATAGGCCACATGAACATTCTAATTTTGCATAACCATTACTATCGCCTTGATAACCTCCGTTTGAAATTAATTTTGGCGTATCGCCGCAAATACACTTCTTTATCATGGCTTTTAAATTTCAGGTGCCTTTACTTGTTTACCATTACGGTCGAGGTGCATACATCGTTCCCACTGGCGTTGAAGTTGTTCAAACTTCTCGGCATCGCCTTCGCGCCAACCGTAACCACCGCGTTTATCTTTGAGATATTCTATCTCTCTTTTGATTTCTTCTTTATCCATGATTTACATTGATTTTAATTCGGTGAGGACTTGATGATAGTAACACCATTGAGGTGATAACTCGACAACTATTTCTAATATTTCCTCAACAGCTATAATGGCGTTACCTACTGCGATTATATAAGAATCTTGACCTGACTTGTTTTTCATCCAAAAACGCTTTACAAGTTCTGTCGCTTTGTCTTTTGGTTCCATGGCTACTTTACTTTAGTTACAGTTAACTTTCCGACCTTCTTGAAGCATCCTTTGTACGCATGCCATGTTCCATCTCCATACCTATCATTTCCACCGACACATATCTTAGCATTTCCGCTAGGATATTCATCTATTAATACCCCTGTGTTACCAATACGATACAATGAAGGATACTTACTATTATCGGTTATCACTGCTACCTCGCAGCTTTGTCCTACTTTTATTTGATTTTCCATGTCTAATCAATCCAGCTAGGTAATTGTAATTGAGAATAACCTCTTTGATTGTCACCTTCATAAATACCGTTGAAGTCAACCATCATAACCTGATTGGAAAACCAGCCTTTATCCTCAATTTGATAATTCATTTCCGCATTATATTTTTTCAACAAAGCACTTAAGTCGGATAAGAATGCTTTATGTAATTCGTCTATTTCCATCTTTCGCTACTTTACTTTAGTTATTGTTAATTTGCCCACACGTTTTACTTCATGCTCTTTGAGTAATGCTACCTTTTGGCCGAACATATCGTTTATTCTAGATTCCCAAGCGCCAAATATGGTAACATGTAGAAAACTTTTGTTTCCAAGGATAACACCGCAGTGCTCTTTATATTATGGGGCTATAATGTAGTTATCACAAGTTACTACGTCAAAGCTCTGGCCTACCTTTATTTGATTTTCCATGAGCTAAGTTATTTTGATTTGAATGTGTTTACTATCGATATATCCAATTCCATCCAGGAATCGAACATAAATCCTATCATATCTTTCACTTGGTTGTAGGAAGCGTATTCTTCATCTGTAATTACAGCGGTGGAATCGAACCATAATACTTTTTTCTCTTTATTAGCCGGAAGTCTGTCTTTTGCCAAAACAGGGTGATAGGATTTTTTAAAAATCGGCATACCAGCATAAACTGCTAATCTGTGATCTCTTTCCATGAGTGTTTAAATTAAAATGTGTGTGTGTTACTTTAATTCAAAGGTATATACTAAATTTGATATATGCAAATAATAATATATATCATTTATAAAAATGTGATATATTCTCGGGCAATAAATAATTGTCTATCCTTTGACGGAAATAAGCATAGATACGATAGTAGTGTTTGGCGCTGCTGATATAAGTACAATACTTGCCTTTGGATATATTAAGTGCGTCACAAAGCTGCTTTACTTCTTCCTTTTTCATCTTTTCATTTATTCCATAGAAGCGATAAAATGGACAATTAAGCAGGTAGAAAATAATACATATCTCCCTTTTTGACTCAACAACAGACGTTTTTATATCGTTCGACTTTAGTATTGAAATAGGAGTATTTTCAAGCAATGAATATTGGTCAATGATCTTGTAAATATCATATTCCCTATTCCGTTCATCAATAAGGCGATTGATCTCATTATCGATGTGCTGAGACAGTTCTGGCGATAACTTTTCCAAAACTTTAAGTTTCATTAGCTTTACGAACTCCATAAAATAAAATATATCAGTGATAAAATATTGCTATATTCCGGCCATGAATTTATCCACTATTTGTATGAATTCATCAATTGTCCGGCATACGACTACTTTGTGCTTTAAATATCGCAAAATACAGTGAACAGCATCTTGTTTATCTGATGTCTTACTCCTTTTATCCAAGGTTTTCATCTCAATAAAGAGGATATCTGATCTTTTTATAACTTGCAAATCAGGAAACCCAGCTTTCAGGCCCATCTTTTTCAAATGTCCTCCTGTCCTGGCATTTCGCCTTCCTTCATTTGGAATAGAGACGATAGCTCCCAATCCTCGATTTTCGTACTTGTACTTGAACCAATCGACGCAGGCTTTCTGTAACTTTCCCTCCGCTCCCATCTATAACCTATTTAATGAAAAACCCTTCTCTTTGGCAAATATTGGATGAGCTTCTATGTAATCGTGACATGATCTGCATACAGCTAGAAAATACCGCTCATCCGTAAGTAAGTCTCCTACTCGGCCCCTTTTGTGATGCAAATCAGTGGACAGAATAGAACAGTTAGATAATTTCGCTTGACATGTTGTGTTTTGCTCCATAAAGATACGCCTTTTTTTTAGATACAAAACATTTTGCGACCTCCTTTTTGCACTTTGCTTCGGAATAATATATTTCTTTTTATTACTGGAAACCGTTATTACCTTTTTTTCTTTTATTTCTTCCGTCGGCTCTAACTCTTTCGCTTCCGACTCCTTGACTTTTTTACGATTTTTCCAGTAACAAAACTGGCACCGACCGGCGATTAATCGTGTTCTATTTTGGCAGTCGGAGCATTTACCTTCCTTTGCCTTGATCATCTCTTAGTTCATTGAGATGGAAGGAATTTCACGAAGGCCGATATGTTCGCCCTGGGATTCGATTAATACACCGGATTCGAGCTTCAAGAAAATTTCCATACGCTCGGCTAGCGCTTCCTTTTGTTCCTGGTTCAATTTCAAGAAACCAGTTTTTGTAGTGATGATGCTTGGAAGTCTTTTTACTAATCTTTCTTTTAAGTTTGCCATGATATTGATTTTTAATATTGTGAATTGATTACATTGTTAATTTTTCGTTCGATGAATGTGTCCATCGTGTACCTTTTTCCTCCGAAAACTAGGAAACGGACTGTGGAGACTTCTTTTCCATACTTTCGATAGAGATTGTCAAATTGCCTCATACATTGTTGGTAAAAGATCTCAGCGTCGGTCGGGGTGCGTTGAGGTGTATCGTTTACCTTGATGATAGGTTTTTCCCCTACAGCACGTTTAAGTGCAGCTATTACTGTCGGATGAAAGGAATTGTTCTGGTTTTCTTCTCTCCGCAAAATATTATGCTCTTGAGTTTTGGACCTTTCGAATTCGTTCATTCTTTCCTGATTGTATTCTTCGATCTTAGATAAGATCAATTGACCATCGACACTATCGTAGAACTTACCAAAATGGCCTAGCTTCAGCTTTTCAAAAAATACTTTAAAGTCCGCTAAGTTTAGATGAGGAAAATACTGTACAATCAAATAAGTTGTTTGCTTGATCTGTGATACATTCATGATCTTACCTACGTTCAGGAACTCCACAAAATCAGTTATAAATTCCGTTAGTACTTCGGTAGCGACTTCCGGATCCGATTTTTTAATTTTTGCAATTGATGGAAGCTTACTCGTTATCGCTTGTGATATACTTCTGTAATCTTGTGGCAAGAGACTGTTGATTAGCGACCCTGAATTCTGCGACTTCGTTAACGCGTTGCTCCCTGCTTTGACTTGTTGTATTTGATGTTTGTTTTCCATCGTTAATTTCTTTTAAATACCATGAATATTTGAATCCCTGCCAGCTCTTTTCAGCGCACATTTTTATCGCATCTGCAACGGGAAGATTGTGGGCAATACATTCGTTAAAGATTGCTTGCAATGCTGTTGCTGTAAATACGGCTCTTTTCGCTGTTCGCACTGCCATCCAGTCATCGACATATTGCTTTTTTACCCCAATGTCAAGTAACGTTTGACGGAACTCTGCTTTGCCAAATTTTTCGCTTTCTTTTTTGGCGGAACTTTTTTCTTTTCCTGTTGGCTCAATAGGATCTTCATTTGGAAAAAGGTCTCCTGATTTTTTTTCTTCTGCGCCAGCGGTAAAAGAACTATTGTTTAATCTATTGTTTAAAGAACTATTAGTATTACTAGTATTATTACTGTCAGAATTTGACAGGGGGTCTATCAAATTTTGACAGGGGGGTGTATCAGATTTTGATAGGGGTACTGTCAAATTTTGACAGGGGGTATCAATAAATGATCTACCTGAAATAATATCATTCACGACAACAGTATCTGCTTTGAACTTATTAAAAGGAACTCCATTTATTATATCTGTTTGCTTTATTACAATACCCATTTCAATAAGATTGTTTAAGCATTTTGTAACTGTATTCCTAGATGACCCCAATATGTTTTGAAGATATTTACTACTTCCAGTGAAGTATGTTTCCCCATCTTGGGAAAACCCGTATATCACAGCAAATAGCATTAGCTCATTACCCTTAAGAGTAAGTCTATTAATCATCCAACCCTGGATGTTTATATAATTTCTATCGTCCATTTTCTAAATAAATATGATATTCAACTTCAAAGTGACCTTGCTCATTATTTACTCTGACTCTTTTTAAATAATTGAATTTTTCAAGTTCCCTTAGTCCTGTTCGCACTGAATCCCTACCATCGTTATTCCCCATAGAAATTTTTTCGGACGACAATTGTTCGTCGGAAGATTTAGAAAGGATGTACCAAAATAGACCCTTTGCCTTTAAACTTAATCTCTGGTCATTCAGTAAGCTTGATTGTAGTGTTAAAATGTTCTTTTGTGGTACCCTAATTACTGCCATCACATTAATTTTACCTTGCAGAACTCTGCAAATGATTTGAAGTCATTTTGGATATATTGGGCATTTTTATCCAAATTCTTTGACGGGTTATTTCCCCGACTTAACCGATATTCCTGCATAAACTTATTTAGCCCTTTTAAGCTTATTACAGCGTGCCATTGATCTTTCGGTACATTTTCCTTCAATGAATCTATTAAATAGCTTGAAGGGTACTTATTTCGGATATAATTAAGTATTCCGTTGGTAGCTGTTGCAGGGTGTCCGTATCTATAGCCCAATTGAAACCTCACTTTCTTTTAAAGACCTCATATATCCTCTTAAAAATATTCGCTTGTAGTCATCCAGGAAATCAAAATCATTTAGCATGATCTTGCATAGGGTAGAGTTTAATCTTTTTGTGCTGACGAAAGTTTTGAACTCTTCTAACGTCATATTATCAATATGATATTGATTCCTTCCTAAAATGGTTTTCATAGATGTTTGTTAGTTTTTGGTTACTTTTTCTGCTTCTAATCTTTCAAGAATCAAATCGAAATCTATCCTTGCTTCGTTGTTATGAACATGCTTTTCACGGAACTCAATTAACATATCATAGAGCCCTAATTTTTTGGCGACGAATTGCTTCAATTTCTTAATTGCGGATTGAAAAAAGTTATCTCTTTTTAGGACTTCTTTAATGTTAGAATTAGTTATTACAACTTCTTCACCGACATCATTTTTACGGACAAATTCGACTGAACTTCCGACTATAACTGGTTTTACCTCATGTTTTATATGTTCGGGAACTGTCGATATAAATTGCGTGTCGTCGTAAGTTTCATCGACAAAATTCCACTTTTCATAACTATCTAGGATTTTAGAAGCAGCCCAATTTACGTCTATTGATCTTGGTACAGAACGGTCACGGTCTAATTGTAGATGTTCGGGTCGAATGTTATAGGCTCGGCTTAAATTCGGTAACAGGGCAACAAATAACCCACCGGAATAAACAGATCCTTTTGGCTTCGCAACAATATCGCCATAATATTTATTGGTGAATTCTACATCCTTTTCGGTGATTATATTATTCCTGAATTTGTAGAAGACATCTTTATCTATTACAAATTGGATTATGAAATTTTGAGAACGAGAATTGATATCGAAGTATTCAAAGCTAAAGCATTCGCCAATTTCCTCATCATAATAGCTTGAGGGAATTGCCACACTTTGGTGAGTAACTATTTGGCTGTATAGATTATTGCGTTGAAAAATCATGAAAGCCATTTTCATACCTTCACCATGTTTCCCGATGGAACCCTCTTTTTTTCGAGAATTACCGATTCTTAAAAAGTCTAAGTTGGCAGGCTTCCAATCATTGCTTAGCGTAACCATTACGTTATTATCTCTAACCTTTTTTACTTTTTCTTTGTATTTTCCATAGTCAATAAAGTTTTGATAGATCTCTCGTAATGCTTGTTCTAAGCCCCAGTCTTTGAGATAATCTAACCCAAAGCCGTAGTGAATAACTTTCCTTATCATGTGTGTGTTACTTTTTTTAAATACAAATCCCTATACCCCCGATGGTAGCATCATCTAGGGGCAAGGGATCGTGTATTAATTTTATAATAAATTGTGCTGTAAAGACAATGCTACTGTCTTTACAAGGAATTAGTCCGATACGAACCAGTATGTGTTTTTATGTAAAGCAAATGTATAAATCATTTTTAATATATGCAAATAATACTATATATCTTTGATAAAAAAATGATATATGATTTTTCAAATTTTTAGGTTACTTCGGTTGACACCAATCCAAGTTCTTTTATCAATTCCACTTGACCTTGCTCCAAACCGTCCATGATCTTATTTGCTAATTCAGCGTCTAAGAGACAGAAGAAAGAAACAACACGATCTAAAACAGGGATCATGTCATATTCCAATTCGTCTTGATTAATCACGTTGAATTTCTTCGCCATTTCGATCTTCATGCCCTGGACAGCTCTGTAGGTTTGAATGCTGTAATTTCTAAGGGCAGCGCTTTCGAGGTTTGTATCAAATAGATTATTTCTCCAACGATTCTCAAGCATTTGAGCTATCGATCCCATGAACTGTACATCACAAAGTAATGCATGTTTTCTCTCAGGGGAAAGAGCTTGCTTCGCTGCAGGTTTCGGTATTTTTATCATCTCCTTAATCCTTTCGGTTTTTTGGTTTCAATTTTATTATAGTTTACAACATCGGACTTTCTGAAATATGTTTTTGTCCCGATTTTTTGATATGGGATCGACATATTTCTTTTCCATCTATGGATGGTATTTGGCTTCACCTTTAAATATTCGCATACTTGCGAAATAGTCATTAGTTCGTCGATATCCTCAGGTAAAGGTGGAGCTGAAGAATAGCTATCGAGCTTTTGCATCACCTCTCCGAGTAACTTTCTAGTATCTAACAGCTCTTTGTAAATAGCTTCGACAGCTTCCGGCAAATTGTTATGATTTATTTCGTTCATTTTAGTCTTCTATTAAGTGTCCTGGGCATCCGCGGCCAAAGGGATCAAAACCTTCACATTCTTCAATTGGCAACATTTTATGTCCCAAATCTAGGTGCCGTTGTATTTCCTCTCTAGCTTCTTTATCAGATAACTTATTGCCTTGGTCATCTTCAAAAAAGGTGATCTTTCTACCTTTGTAATTTTCAATCAACCCTACTAAGTTGACAGAAACGTGTCTCCTGATTGTCGCCATATTTAGAATGGTAAATCGTCATCATCGCTACCAGTTAAATCAACAGGGTAGGGATAGTCGTTATAGTTCGGCTGAGTGTTCCCCCCTGAATTTTGGGTGGTTAATGGAGTAACTCTCCAAGCTACCAAAGAATTGAAATAGGTTGTTGTACCCTCTCTATTTGTCCACGGACGGCCGCGCAGATTAAAGTCAACCGATACTTCTTGACCGATTTGTAAATTATCGAATATAGTAGTTCGATCTTGCGTCGCCTGAAACGTAATGTATTCGACAAATTGGGGATTTTCAGCATAGGCGACAACCATTTCCCTTTTCTTAAAGCTTTCAGTTACTTGTTGAATAACTCCGATTTCGTGTACTTTTCCTCTAATTTCCATGTGTGTGTGTTACTTTATGTTGTTTGATATTTACTTTGTTCAAATTCGAGCTTTTTGTATGAAAGAATGCTTCGAAAACTTTCAATTGAGTGACTAATATTCGCAACATACCTTTCGACGATATTTAACATGAAAAGCTCCTCTTTTGCTAGTTCTAAGAAAATGGTTTTTCTGTCTGTCGCAGTATATCCTTTGTAGAAATCACTAACAAGTAAGGAAGCTATTTTCGAATTATACAGTGCTTTCGCTGTCGCAAGGCACCAAGATGCTGTACCTTGAAGCGAAGCTAATTCTTGAAGTTTTCCAGTTAGTTCGTCCGGATTATCTCTATCTACTTGCTCCTTGATCGCTTCACCAATCTGGGTAACCATTATGGTCAGTCTCTCTAGTTCCTTTTTGTGATTGTCCATCGTATTGATGATTTAATTGCTTAACAATACTTGATAATTGCCTTACGTTTGCCAGGTGAATTACTTTATTGGTACCACCGCGTAAAAGGTTTTCCATTGCGCCACTTTCAACCTTCTCTGAAAGCTTAACAGCATTATTTAATAAGCTGCAGGTACTGGCTGTTACTTGATCTGACATAATCTATAATAGCTTTCCCGAGTTAGTTCTACGTCGTATAAGGCATCATGTAGCTTTGATGGATCGACAGTAATACCTAGTTTTTCCGCGATAGTGGACAGTTTAAAGTCTTTCATATTGGATCTTTCTTCTTTGAATTTTTCCGACGCAAGAACCATAACATCGAGACTATCGGACCAAAACCAAGAGCCGAAATAATTATCGCCGCATTGAGTGAACAAAGCCCGCAAGAATGGATCATCAAAAGATCTGTTGTTGAAACCACATAAATGAAATTTATCCTGTTTATTGAATTTGTCAACATATTTGGCCACCAAATCAGTAAACTTCTTGTAGCCTTGATTCATACCTATCGGATAGCTTTCAAGGTCTTTTCGTGTAACGCCAGCAATTTCCAACGCCTTATCGTCGATAATAGCATTGGGGTTAGGTTTCATTTTGAAATTAAAAGTCTCTTTAACCTCACCGTTTATACATACAATTCCTGAGAATTGGTGAATTCCATTTTTCCAGTACATCGTGCCTGTAGTTTCCAAATCGTAAAAAAGTATTTTAGCCATTTCCCCAAATTTTAGTATCGATAATTAAGTGTTTATTTTCTTGGCAGTAATCCCAAAACAGTTCGACATTTGAAATGAATTCTTCATGAAGAGATTTTTTGTTCATGTAAGGCTCTAAATAAACATTCTCAAAATCAGTAATTAAATAGTCGAATCTCTCATTTTCTGGAAGCATCAAACCGAACGCTTTATGCTGAGAATAGTCTTGGTACTTTCCAAGATTATAATGTAAGGTAGTCTTTAGGTCAATGATCTTTTTATCCAAGGTAAAATCAGCAAATCCGCCAACTTTAAAACTACCATCAGAAAATGATACAATTTTTTCAATCCAAACCTGAATGCCGGTGTAGGCTACTAATTTGCTGGCTACTTTATTTACCAAATCACCATCAAATTCAAGATCATTAAACTTATTTGTTGGATTCCCTGTAAGCGTTAAATTAACACAAGACTCAAAAGCAACACCTCGTTTTGCGGAATCATCTTGTACAGTTTTAACCTTATTGATCTTATCGAACAATTCCTTTACTTTGTCTTCGGGGAAACCGCCATCTTTCAAGTATAGAAAGCTGTCGATCAATGTCGGGGTAATATAGAAATTATGCATTTTTATTATATGTTATTACTAGATTAACACCCTGATGCTTGACTGGTGCTTTAATAATCTCGCCAGTTTCCTCATCTGTAAACTCTTTTGTTATTGATTTTAGGAAAGCTTCTTTACCTTTTACCAATTCGTCAACCTCGCGTTTTTGCTCTACCAATAAATCATACTCTGTGTCGCCACAAGTGCTGAAATCCCAAGACGGTCGGCCAGCTCGCGTAGCAAGGGTAATAAAATGTTTTTCATAACCATGCTTTAGTTTGGTTTCGTCGATCCTTTCTTTAAAATAAGGTATGATTGTTTCGACGAATTTTTCCATTTTTTTGAACGCGATAAAAAAATCAATCTCGTTAATCATGCCCTCATCTAACATCTCAAAATAGTGAGTGGCAACAACACCAAAATCCGATTGTTTAAGTGAAAGCGCAGCTTCTACGCCTTCACATACTTTCTTTAAATTTTCGTCCATTACGCTGTCTGTTTTTGGTTTTTAGCATCAACTAACAATTTCTTTTTAGCTGTGAACTGAGAAACGAAATCACCATCTGCATGAAGCTTTTGAACAGAGTTGAAGATTTTAGCAAGGCCTTCTACAGTCGTTGTTAAATCTGCACGTTTGAGTGCTACTAATTTTATGAAATCCAAATTTTCATGTAATGATGTGTTATTGTTCCAAATGGTATTTAAGGATTCTAAATCAGTAGTCTTGTCGATAACTTTTTTAAGAGTTGGCGCAATACCGATAGGCACTACTTCTTCTGATTTTTGCGACTCATTTGAACTGCCTTCGTATTTTCCACCATGTCCCATATAAACATCGGATGCCATTCCGATCATTTTGGTAGCAACAGAAATAGCGTCTGTGTAAGCCATTTTTTGTGCTTCATCTGAAACATATATACCATTCTTTTCGACAGTTGAAAACATTGATCCGCCGAAGCCTAATATTGGCTCAGACCATTCATTTTCGTGCTTGAAAAGGAATTCTAAGGAACAATTACAAACGATCTCTTCACCTTTAGTTTGATAAGTGAAATTCACATTTTGTATTTTCCAACCTATTCCGCAAGGTCCGAATTGTTCTGTTAGGCGCATAATTCGCCACTGTGGCTTTATATCACTCATGCCTTTGAGTCTTCCGCCTGTTATTGGCTTTAAGTATTCTTCGGGAACCTCTTTAAGGTTATCATAGATATTTAAATTTGACATGGTTGACACGGATTAAAAGTGAATAATTGTAAAAAGAATAACTACCGTAAAGAAGGCTGCAACAATGAATATTTGCAGAAGAAAATTAGTGCCTTCTTTAATGTCGGATATCCAAGCATCCGAAAGATTTAGTCGAATAGACCGTAATAAAATGATTACCTTTTTCATGTTGTGTGTGTGTTACTTTGTGTGTGTTTAAACTATTTTGATATATTCTAATTTTATTTGCTCGGTATCATGGTGAGGAAAGAAATCTTCGTAAATAATTTCTTGTCCATCTATGATATTGAAAAATATCACTTCGGTACCGTGGGGAACGGTCTTAAAGACCATTCCATCATACTTTGGCGAACTCATAATTTAAGATAAGTTGGTTTGCTACTTCAAGAGCCGATTGTTCCGCTTCTTCATAATTAAAAGCTTCGTCGCCTGGTCTTAATTTTCTTTCTTCGATGTTGGGTGATTCCCATCCGCCTGTTATCACATCTGCACCTTGGGTTACGAAATCAACACCAACACAAATAATGTCTTGCTCTTCAAAGAAACCGTTATTATATTTGGATTGCATGACATAATAGGCTTTTAATGACGCTTTGTCAGATTCTTGGTCAATTAGAACAAAGTTCTCGCTGATTCCTTCTACAATTGTTGTATTTTTCATACCTTTGATTTGTGTTTAAACCACATCCTTTCGGGTGTGTGTTACTTTTGAAGCCCCGCTCTAACGGGGCTTTGTTGTTATTTGATACACAAAGTTACAACTTGATATTTAAAGATACAACTATAATACAACTTTTATTTTAACTTTTTTATTTTTAGATTTTGGTTCAGTACGCCAAACGTATATCTTTTTGTCAGTTGTTTTAGTTGTAAAACAGTAATCAGGGTGTTCTTTCTTGATTTTACCTATAACATTTCTCAAATAATTTTTCTTACTTAAATCAGCTTCTAAAGCCTGATTATTAAGCTCTAGGCGCAAAAGAAGATCTCTAGCGCTTTCCTTTATGGGTTTTTCTACAATATGCATACTGTTGAATGTTGTAAAACGGTATTAAATTTGTTATATTTATGTTATACAATGTTATAAGTAGTTGTATAACAGTAGTGTAAATATAACAATAATACAACTAAACTACAACTATTAATGCGTACATATTTGATAATTAGATGTTAAAAAATCTCAAACAGGCAATTAAGGAAAAATTCGTATTTGATGCTTTAGCTGCAACGGCTCTTGGAATGGATAAGGGTAATCTCTCAAGCATGTTAAAAGAAGATCCTTCTTATTTCGATAGAATGCGGAAAGCACGTTACGAAAAAATTAATGCTGTGTTTAGTGAGTATAACATGGATTGGCTGGCTGAAAAAGTTAGTGATGACTTTAAGTACAGAGAAGGTGTTACCCAATACACTCCGAGTAAATCGAACGGTAATACTTTAGGTTATCTTCCAGATGATGAAATGCAAATTTTTGATGAAGAAGGAAACACAAAGTTCTATGAGATTTCTCCTGGTGTTTATCGTATGAAAGTGCCTCTTATGGCTGAGACGGCAAAAGCTGGCTCTCTAACTGGATATGCGGACGCTGAATTTATCGAAGATCAGGAATACATTTTTACCACAGTCTATAAATATCATAAAGGTAACTACCGAGCTTTTAAGGTAATTGGCGATAGTATGGACGTCGATCGGAGAACAACGTTTGTACATGGCGATATATTGATAGCCCGGGAAATAAAGAAGGATTTTTGGAAGTCCAGGTTTCATACACATAAATATCCATTTTATGTATTTGTGACTAAATCGGATGGAATTATTTTTAAGGAGCTGACGGCTCATGATGTTGACGCCGGATTAGTAAGGCTCCATTCTCTTAATGAGGATAAGGATACTTATCCTGATTTTGAATTAAGTTTGGATGATGTGGAATACATTTTTAACGTAGTCAAAAGAGAAGTAGAAATATAATGAGCATTACTAGCATTAAAGAGCAATTGAACATTACCGAAAGTGTTATCAACTATTTAAAATCGAAGCAATTTTTTTTAGATCAGGAGGGTGAAATATTCTTTGTATCTGGAAAGGACCAAAGGCCGTCAAATACCAAACTTATTTTAGTGAATACATTATTCGCGATGAAGGACGACGACACTGGAATAATAGACGGATATTTAAACGTTAATATTCAAGACACCGATAATTTATGGATAGAATATTTAAGTGAACTGATAAATTTGTTTTTAGATCAATCATCGGTAGATGGGTTTAAAATTGAATATACTACCGAGCACCTATTTAAAGTATCTGAAGATCTATTTTTCAAAAATCTTAAATTCAAATTTTCAAAATGATAGAGGAAGAAAAAGAACAATTGAGTTTTAAGAGTGAGGGGGCACGTCTAGTAAAGTTTCGCCAAAAGATGAACCTTTCGCAAAAAGAACTCGCTACAATTCTCGGGACCAAGCAGCCTGTTATTTCATTTATGGAAAAAGGTGAACGACCGTTATCATTTGCCCATCTTCGTACTCTCCGTAAAAAGTTCAATTTTAATATAAATTGGTACTGTACTGGAATGGGGGCAATGCAGTTTACCGATGAAAATAAAAGTACTCTTATTTCCGACGTAAATACCATACAGAAAGACTACGAAGATCTTTCCAAGCAATACGATCAATTAAAGAAGATCGTTTACAAACTTGTGAAGGATGTTTATGCAAAGGATGAGTAAGCTAGATACCTAGCTTATCCATCCACTCAGCGAGCAGACGTGCTTTATCTTCATTTGTTGCTCGTATATATTTTAAGAATGAAGCTTCAGTTCGATGTCCTGTAGCAGTCATAATTAATAAATTTGGAACACCTAGCATGAACATGTTAGTGGCATAGGATCGTCTACCTGTGTGACTTCCGACCATACTACTCATCATTACTTTTTTGGGCACACCTTCCACTGTTATAGTAATTTCTTTATCGATTTTTAGCGCTTTAGACTTAAATATTTCTTTAATAGTTCTATTAAATTCCTGATTGCTTACGGGTTTAGGCCAGTTATTTTCGTATTTCTCTAAGACTTCCCGAAGTTTTTTCATTATCGGAATAGTTACCCTTTCGTCAGTCTTTTTTTGCTTCATCCGGAGGAATCGATCGTCTATGCTTAAAATTTGGAAATTGCTAAAGTCCTCAAAACGCATAGCACTATAGCAGCCAATTAGGAACAGATCCTTCACTCTATTATATTTGCCGACAAAATCATGATTGTGTAGCTTTTCAATATCTTGAATACTGATAGCTATGGTATCGGATTCATAGTCCGGTTTTATGAATCGACTTGATTTATGCCCTTTCTCTTCTGTCACAAAGAATTCTCCAGCTTCATTCATTATAGATTTGATATCTCGAATTCTAGTTGCGAAAGTGCTAGTAGACATTTTTTCCGTTTCCATGCACATCTTTTTGAATTTATTATAGAAATTCAGATTGACCTCTTCGAACGGGATTTTTTCCAGGTTATAAAGCTTTATATATTTTTTTAGGTTGTACAGAGTAGTATCTTGATTTTTTATTGATGACGCCGCGTATGACTGTCCTTTCCTTCGGCCTTTAACCAATACTCTAGTTCCATTCCTGCGCTCTTTTATTACTAGTTCGAAATAAGAAATTAAATCATGTTGTATCTCATTGTTGTCTTCAGAATCCGGAACTATAATTTTATCCTTAAATTCCTCATCGAGTAAGTTTCTAAGAATTTCCTTCGATCTAACTTTATTTGTATTAACCTGAGTCATGCAAAAAGCCATCATTTCTTCTAATGTATCATTGACCTGGTCCGAAAATCCGTAATTATTTTTAACTGGTTTTTTCTGATTGTTTTTGAAATATTGATTATTGTAGAATTTTTCTTCAATTCGAAATCCTGTATAGTATTCAAGACGGTCGCCGAAAAACGAATAATATAGGTACAACTGTCCGTCACGTTCATTTTTTTTCTGCTTAAAATATATCTTCGGAATAGCCAT